ATCTTCTAAAGGATGGTGGGTCAGAATAAGCGGAAAAAACTATGTATCCGTTCAAGTGTGTAATATTCACGACATCCAGCACGCGATGCGCGTCGCGGGAATTACAAAAGAACTCGAATACAAAGAAAAGTAAACGTTTATGGATTAATATTAAAAGCAACGGCACGGGATTAAGTTCTCGTGCCGTCTGCATTAAAACAATTGGCAATAATCAATCTTTTTTAAACCACAGATTAAGCATATCCTTGATATTCATAATCTTTGAACCGCCGTGCAGTGTGCCCATTATGTTGCCGTTTTCGTAGAAAGCAACCACAGGGTATGCCTCGATGTGGCGTTTCTCGGCAAGGTCTCTTTCAGTCGTGAACCCGAAAGCAATGAGTGGATAATCTTTCTCTATACTCTCTATGACTGATTCCACAATGGAGCAGTGCAGGCAGTCATTCTTGCCGAAGACGACAACCGCTCTCTTCTTTCCCCGCAGGAAGTCGCGCAGTTCTTGCTCGGTGTTAATGGTCATACTCTCATTCATTGGTGCTGGTGTTTTGGTTGTAAATAATGTAATAAAACGAAAAACAAGTAATTTTATTTTTCTATATCAAAAAAAAGTTGTAATTTTGCACTGAAATTTCAGAGGGTGTAGGAGAGGATAACTGCTATTCCGCCTCTCCTACAAAACCCTCAAAATCAACAAATGGAATAGCAGACAAGGAATAGCAATATGAGACTAACGGATAGACAAATGTCCACAAATTTTAATGAACCTATATCAAATATTGATGGTGAGGTTTGGAAGCCTGTTGTAGGATATGAAGAATTTTACGAAGTGAGTAATCTTGGAAGAATCAGAAATAAAGGAAGGAGGCCCGGACAACATTACAGTAATATTATTATGAAACAAAGACATAATAAAGGCGGGTATTTGACGATTGCTCTTACAAATGGCAAAGAGAAGAAAATTTACATGATTCATAGATTGGTGTATGAAGCATTTGTAGGTATTCTCCCAAAGTTTGAACACAAGGGTAAAGGACATTGCGGTGAAGTATGGGAGATAAATCACAAAGACGAAAATAAGCAAAACAACAGTTTGGACAACTTGGAACTTGTCACTAAATTAGACAATATCAGGTACGGGACGAGGTCAAGACGGCAAGCGATGAAACTTACAAAACCCGTTTATCAATACACATTAGACAGGAAATTAGTGAAGTATTGGGTGGGAGGCGCGCCAGAGATTTACAAGTATGGATATAATAAAAGTTGCATAAGCGAGTGTTGCAGGGGTGTACAAGCGTATTATCGAGGTTTCTTGTGGTCTTATGTGCCACTATAAATAATGGGGGCAGAATCTCACCGCCCCCATTATACTTTCCCGAGTTAGGATTATCCTCCCGCGGACGGGTTTGAATTGGAGAGTTGAGACTCCAACTCTTTTGTCCTACGAATCTTTTCAAGTTCTTGCTCCATCGCTTCTCTCTGCTCCCTTCTAATCCTCTCAACCTCGTCGGGGCGGCTGATTTCATTTTGCTCGATAGCCGTAACTTGCGATATGATGCCAGCGTTCTTCATTGTGCAGAGCATTTGTGAGAACTCGGACTGGGAGTACGGTTGCCAAATGTCGAACTGTGCGTTGATATTCAGTGCCGCAAACCGAGGAACAGCATCGGTCATAATACCTTTGTTTCGCAACTCAATGGCAAGGCCCCACTTGAATAGACGTACCATCTTGTCGGCGACATTCTGCCATTCTACAATGCCGTTCTTTGCAGTCTGAATGTCGAGCGATTGCGTCATCTGAACGGCTACACCAGACGTGTCGCTTGAAGTGTGAATGTCTTTGGGAAGAATGAACGTCGTACCGCTGCCAATCTGTATGCGGTCGAAAATGCTTTCAAGCGTGTCAATCATGTTCTGAGGCGACGGCGGTTCAAGGAACTTAGCATCACCTTTCCCGTCTATGCTTGTGTCGTTCAGAACGATATTCCCCGCAATCTTTTTGGCTTTTTTATCAATTCTGCCTTTGACGTACAGCATCCCCCACCCCCATTTCTTCTGTAATACTTGGAAGATATTGTACAACGTTTCGTAACTGTCGCACAATGATTGAACGCCCTCCCAAGCAACGCTTGTGCGTTTTGTGATAAGTGGTATTTCGTTGAAACCGTGTTTTTTTGAGGTAAGAGTCCACTTACCTTTTTTATTTAACTCATAGCGGTAGAAATATGTGTCATCCCAGCTGTCGATATATTCCGTATCGTCTGCGGTATAGTATACGCTTTCCAATAAGCGGTCGCCGTTGTCGTCGTTGTGTGAGCAGATAACATAGCCGTCGGCGTAGGATAACAGCCGAGAACGTATCTCGCCTCGTCTGTCAATATAAAACAGCAATCCGGCATCTCCGTATGATTTTGCGGTGGCAACCATCTTCACTTTCATGCCGTCTTGGTTTCTTAAATCCCAATAATGCTTGAAAGTGACAAAATCCAACTGCATCTCGTCAGTCGGTTTTTTGTCGGATAGCGTGAACTTCATCTGCATACTCGCCATGTGAAGTGTCTGTTTTTCCATTATGGAACGTTGAAACGGAATGGCTGTTTTTACAAAAGACCTCTCTTGATAATCTCCGTCTTTGAATTTCACGCATATCGACGGTATGTTATCGTCAAACAGCACTTTGTGCATGTTCGGGTCAAGTTCGGAAATGTATGTGTCTTGACTGATGACATTTCGCTGGATTTTCGGAAGTCTTGCCCGAACGCGACCACCCGTATATACTGCAATCTCGTCACTTTCCAATGTGCTCATTTCAGCCCCTCTCGTGAACGGCTTCCTCTCCAAAAGCCGCTCTGGTTGGGCAAGCAAATACTTTATTTGTTGCTGTGCATCCATATCGTTATTGTTTTTCTACTAAATTCCATTTTTCCATTGCTGTTTCCTTGTCGAGTTGATAGCACTCATGCCTTGTATGTGGGCAGACAAAATCAAACTTCTTTTCAACGATAATCATCCTGTCTTTCTTTGCCGCCTCAACTTTGAACTTGTCATTGAGTTTGTATCGAATGTCTGCTATTCTTGCGTAACCATCTTTTTTTTCAATAGTACCCGCTGCCATATCAGCCTCAATGTCCGCAATCATCTTTGTTAAAGCAGACTTGTTTTCTTCAAAGGAAATTTCTCCCGTATCAAGGTCTGTGCTGAAACTGCGGACAAAGCCTTCATTTGTCAGGTATTCGTCAAGTTTTTCCCTCATGTCTGACGAAACATATTCGTCATAGCCGTCTGGCCCGAACAAGCATTGGTAAGCCGTCTTTCTGTCGGCAAACATTCGTGACAATAGGGCGTATGCTATATCTCTTACCCTTATGTCAGCACCATCTTCTTTAAAATGGTCAATCGTGCTTTTTATCTGTTCATTGTCCATATACTAATACCATTGTGTTTCATCGTAAATGTCTATTCTGTCACCGTTTTCCTTATCTTCCTCATACTGCACATATTCATTTCTGCTGCTTTCGAGTTCAGTTCCGTCTTGGTAGTTAAGCAATGGGTACATGCGTTCAGCACACGGGTCCATTAAGTCCATAGAACGCCCACGACCAAGAGCCTTGTTCATTTCTTTTTTGGTCATAAGGCGTTTCTTTCCGTTTGGAGCGTCCACCCATTTAATCACACGAGCCTCTTCAATAAACTCATTTTGAACTGTTATGTCAGATTTTGTTTTGATGGCAGCGTTTATGTAAACTCGTTGAGCAACGTCATCTGAAAATGAAATCAGATTGTTTTTGATAAGCCATATCAGTTTGCCATAGCAGCAATCCTTCAACTTCATATATTGCAATGCGTTAATACCAAGTGGGGCACGGTAGGACTCGTAAGGAATGGCTTCTGGAATATAATCTTGATAGTAAGCACCTCGGATAGCATCAAAAATAATATGCGAGTAGCCTATATTGTGTTTGTTGGCAAGTGTCTTTGTCCTGTTTGCGTTCTCCACAGGTCTTGTATGCGGAGCAATGTCAATATCTATGATATGAAGACCGTCCCAGACAAGTTGTATAAAATTGTTAGTCCCGCTGTCTGCAAGGTCTACTGTAATCCATTTGTCGCCGTTTCTCTGCTCTTCATTTGTAAACACGCTTGCGGCCTCTTCGTAAGTGAGAACGCAATCGGCATCAGCCTTACTCGAAACGTTCCAGTTTCCTCCGAGTAATTTTTTACGTTCAGACTCTCCCATC